ATGCATTAAAGTCAACAATGCATGTCTTCAAGAACACAAGCATTGCTCTGCTGTCAGATTCCTGGAATGGAATTGTGAAGCCCTTCTGCACAGAAACCCTACAATTGTCATGCAGAACTGCTCCCACAACGTTTACGAGTCACTTCATAAAAGGTATCTCAAAGACACTCAGCCTGTGTGTCCTGGGAACCTCGATTGGGGTCGTATCCGTCGCATTGTGGAGGACTTATCGTCGAGGATCCGAGCAAATCTTGGAACCTTCGACGGAAGTTCATTCCTAGACAGGAAAAAGGGCCGTTTGCGCAGACGGTACATGAATGCGCACCAGCAAATGCAGACTGCTGGTTTTGATCCCAACCGAGATAGTGATATTGCTGCTTTCGTTAAACTCGAGCGCTATTTCGAAGAAGGTAAATCTCCACGCATGATCATGGGCCGTAATCCTAAGTTCAACATTGCCTACGCACAGGTCATCGAGCCGATCGAACAAGCGTTTTTCAAGCTACCACAGGTGGCTAATGCTTGTGATCAGTTCAGCTGCGGCAAGAAGTTCGAAAAACTTTTGGGTGGATGGTTCATGGAAAACGATATGTCAAAATTCGAAGCGTCCCAGCGTTATTTAACGCTGCAGCTAGAACATTTGGTTTATTCGTTGGTCATGCCGGAGAAACTAGACCTTATAGATGTCCTATTTTCCTACAAGATCAGGAAACAGGGGCACACAAACACCGGGGTGAACTTCAAATTCTACGAATGTAGAGGTTCAGGTGACATGGACACGTCATTGGGTAATGGTATTCTAAACTATATATCCACGCAGTATTTCTTGATGGAAAATTACTGTCCGAATTGCACTTTGGGAGAGTGCAAAAACCCCGGTTGTCGTTCGTACTCATTCGCCCTTAAAGGCGATGACTCATACGCTGGCATCCCCAGGTTTAGAGATGACTATATAAACACTTATGCGTATTTTGGTTTCGAAGCGAAGATAATAATTCGTAAGGTCCCAGAGGATGTTGAGTTTTGTTCTGGTCATTTTCTGGAATATGCTCCAGGCAAGTATGTCTATGTGCAGAAGTTGCAAAAACTTCTCG